GGTTTCTGAGAACTGTGTGCAATTTCTTCCAGAGCGGTCGGAGGACTGTCTGTGTATAAGGTGGGCCTTTAGTAATCACTCTAATTTTGAGTGCTTCCTTAAGACTAACCGGTTTCACAAGCTGTTCCTCTTCCCTTGCTCTACGGAGAAGTCTCCACCACAGTTCCTTGAATCCTTCCTTTAGCTTACTGTTGTCATAGATCATCACCTTTGGCATCTCTTGTTCTATTCTTTCCTCGTCTTCTTTTTCCTCCAGTGTTCCTTGTTTGTTGTATTTTTGTTCCCCATAGAACCTTAATAAGCCTCCTTTCTCTTTGAGTCCCTCAAGTAATTCCTCATCGCCAAGTATTGTTCCGACTGCACCTCCTCTCTTTCGAGAGTTGATGTAGTTGGCACTAGTTGACGGAAAGAACATCTTGAGCCTCTCTTCCATAGAGAAACGTTCCTTATTAGGTTTAACCACCTTTTGTCCACGTGGTCCATATCTCACTACTGATCCGAATAGCTCCTTGACTGTCCTTCTGAGTTGTCCAAGAAATGCCGCTTTAGACATTTCTAGTTCAATTTCAGGATGGACATCTTGTGCCTCGTGCCAGTTAGTAAAAAGTTGGTGTGGGATCTTTTCTACCTCCTTCCTTGTCAAGTCTTTCACTGTGTCTTTGATCGCTTGTTCTGCCTGTTCATCACTCGGTCTCGGCAGTCCCTTCTTTGCTTGATTGATCGAATGGGAGAAACTAAGTTTCCTCATTTCGTCCCATCCTTTTAAACTGTTTCTTAACCATCTCCAGGCACTTCCCCCTAAAAGGGTAGTGGCCTTGTCTGGATTAGTAAACGGTCTTTTTGGTAGGTCTTGATCATTCACAGCAGAGAAGAATGCCGAGAGTTTGTATTTCATGAATTTCATCCACCCGCAGTCAGCAGCATTTGTTGCCCATTGTTCTACGGTCTTTGTGACATCATATGTCTTGTCGTTGAAACCATATATTCTGTATATAGTCAGTACCTTGAGTGCGCATTCTTTCAGGATTGAGTAATCCCGGGATTTCCTAATACCAGTGGGTCCGAGCTTGTTTGAAGAGATAGTCGCGAGTGGTTTGTTAACG